GAAAAGCTCAATGACATCTTAGCTAAGATCACACCGATCACAACCGTCTATAGTCCACAAGTTACAGCAGAGACTCTAACTCTGATCGTAGGAGATGCCTATGACGGTACAGCGAATAGCATGTTATCCTGGGTTGCATCTAAAAGCATTGATGGAGAGACGGTCAACTTTACGATTCGTGACGAGGATGACGCAATCGTTCTCGATCAGGATACAGCAGGAGTGACTGCAACTGCAACAGGTACTACAGTAGAGGTTTCATTAAGCTCTGCTGCTACCGAACTATTAGACTCATCAGAAGTCGACTACCAATTTGATGTCGAGATATACTTCAGTGCTACATCTCGATGGACTATAGCACGCGGAATCGTCTGCGTAGAAGGACATCAATCACGATGATCAAGAAACTACTACTAGCGTTTATGTTAATCGGGGCAACGATTAGTTCGGCTAAAGCAGAGATATACGATACATACCTACCCGCTGCTAAAGCAAGCCTCAAAGACAAAAAGACGCTAATCGTAGTTATTGGTGCTGAAGATTGGTGACCTACATGCGTTAGGTTTCAGGATGAAATCAAAGCCAACCCTTCGGTAGCAGATGGTGTCAACTTAGCTTTCGAAGAATACGACACTGAATGGGGTAAGAAGATTTACAAAGGCAAGTCAGTTCCGGCCATCATCAAGTACACTTGGGATGGTGAGAAGTGGACTAGAGTTGTGAGATCAGGTTATCTTTCACAGAAGAACTTAAAGAGGTTTATTAACGATGGCACGTAGAACAGAAACAGAACTAAAAGAGGCTATCGCTAACCTCGAACAAATCTTAGACGCTGGTGCGACAACTGTAGCTCAAGACGGATCAACAACCGTATTTGACTTAGATGCCGCCGAACGTCGACTTCGCGGATTGAAAGTAGAGCTTGCAGCGTTGCAGGGTCGCAAACCACGAAGGCCACTTTTCAACAGAATCAACTTGACATAGAGGTGAATTATGGATTGGTTAGATGAAGCTAATGGGTCACTAGACTTTGGCTATGACGCAACTGAAGCCACACCCCGCCGTAAGCCACCTAAAAAGACTGTGCAAGCGGAGGATCGTGAGCTAACAAAGATTGGCCGCAAGACTCTACAAGCTACTTCGCGAGACATTAGACGCAACGAGGTTACAGCGAGATGGACGATTTCAAAGCACCTTGACTTTGTATCGCAACATAACTTCCAACCCAACACGGGCGACGAAGGTCTCAATGACACCCTTCGCGACTTCTACAACTACGCTGCCAAGAGAGAGAACTTTGACATCTCTGGTCGGTATGGACTAGAGAAGTACATGGCGTTAGCTGAATCTGCCAGAGTGGTTGATGGCGACTTCTTGACTCTTAGGCTTCGTGGCGGTTACGTCCAAGCTATCGAGAGTGATCGTATTCGCGATCCAGAGCAGTTCGCATCAGAGCCAATGCAAAGCACTTATGACAACCCACAGAACGGTTGGGTTCAAGGTGTTAGGGTTGACGCTACTGGTCGCCCAAAGCAGTTTGCGGTTCACAAGCGTGTTCAGTCTAACTTTGAGTTTGAGCGTAATGTCAACGCTAGTCGTTGTATCTGGTTTGGATACTGGGATAGATTCGATCAGACACGAGGTATCTCACCTCTAGCTTCGGTCATCAACACTATCAAAGACCTCAATGAGTCTTATGACTATGCTCTAGCTAAGTCCAAGGTTGCTCAACTCTTCGCTCTCTCGATTACACGAGATGCACAATGGGGTATGGGTGATGAGTTCGACAATGACAATAGTTCAGTAGAACGAGAGATCAACTTCGATGCTCCACAAATCCTAGACTTGGATGCTGGAGAAGATGCTAAGTTCCTATCAACCAACACACCAGAAGCAGACACACAAGCTTTTTGGCAGGACATGACAGGACTTGTTTTGAAGTCTCTCAACATTCCATACTCATTCTGGAACGAGTCGTTCACTAACTTCAACGGATCGAGAACAGCATTGATCTTGTATCTCCGATCAGTAGAAAAGTGGCGACGAGATCAAGTTGAGTGGCGTGACGATTGGTTCAGTTGGCGGCTTAAAGTTGGCATCTTGAAAGGCGAGATTCAGCTTCCAAGTTCGTTCGAGATTGATCCAAGAAACTGGAGATGGGTTCCAACTGGTATCCAATACTGGGATGCTATGAAAGAAGCCAGTGCTGATGAGAAGCTAATTGACCTTAGCTTGCGTAGTCGCACTGAAATCCGTCGAGAGCGTTTCGGGGACGAGTGGACAGACGTAGCTAAGAAACTAGCTGAGGAGAAAGCCCTCTTAGACGAGCTTGGCCTTACACCTCAAGAAGTAGAAAACCAAGAACCAAAGGAGCCAAAAGATGGCGAGTAAACCTTATACCAAACCTGAAATCTTCCGAGCTGGCATCGTAAAGGGATTCGATTCGAAACCTGAAATCAGCCGCGAAGGTGGAGAGTTCAACGCAGGGTACATTAAGAACTTTGCGGTAATCACTAAAGGTGAAGCATTAGGACATGAAGCCTGGGTTGACGATGAGTTCGTTAGCCAAGTTGCCTCACAACTAAACTTCGCCAAAAAAGGAATCAAGAGTCGATACACCCACCCTAACCAATGTGGAGACTCTTTCTCCAAAGGTTTAGGTAGAGTGTTCTTCCGAGAATCCGGCGACGGCAAAGTCAGAGGTGACCTCCACTTCTGGAAAGCCGCTCACAACACACCAGATGGCAATCTGGCGGGCTTTTTGCTTGACATGGCAGAGGATGACCCTGAAGCATTTGGAGCCTCCATATCCTTTATGAGAGACCCTGAAGCTGAGGCAGAGTTTGCTGCTAGTAACCCTGAGTCACCTGATTCAGCTAACGTCAACAACTACCCACACGTTAGATTGGGCGAGTTGCGATTCGTTGACATTGTTGACGAACCTGCTGCTAACCCAGACGGGCTATTCCATCGCGGAGGTGAAGTAGCCTCTGCTGAAGCGATGTTGGAATACGCTCTAGGTCTACGGGAGGATAAACCCTCTGACTGTGACACAATATTCGGAATCGAGTCTAGTCGCTTGCTCAGTTTCGTATCCAATTTTCTATCTCAGAAAGGACTTCAAGTAATGAAGTTGAACATCAATGAGGACATCCTAGATGATCCTAAGACTGAAGAGCTATCGGGACACTATCCTGATGAGCCTAAAGTTGAAGAGCCTGTGGTCGAAGAGCCCAAAGCTGAAGAAGTTGAAGCTGAAGTTGAAGAAGTTGTAGCTGAAGAAGCTGTAGCTGAAGAAGCTGAAGTTGAAGTTGAAGAGCCAAAGGCAGAAGAGCCAAAGGCTGACCTCAGCAAAGAAGAACTCTCCAAGTACATCGAGAGCTTCGGCAAAGACAAAGGCGTTGACTACTTCTTGAATGGCGTATCATTCGGAGAAGCTCAAGGCCAATTCATCGAATCACTTCGTAAAGAGAACGACGAACTTCGCAAGGAAATCGAACTAGCTTCGACAACTGAGCCAAGCCCACTTTCTTCGAACGAAGGAGAGCAAGTCGAGCCTCCAAAGGGACAAGGCTTCTCATCTAAAATCAACATCGTGTAATCTCTCGTCCGTGTAGAGATCACAACAACACTTCTTTTATTTAAGGATTTACCTTACTATGGCGAACGATTTCGTAACAATTGCAGACATGCTTGGCGATGCCCTTGACTTGGCTAACTTCGAGTTGACCGAGATTCGGGACGCAGCACCTCTTATGTCTCGCCTACCTTCGATTGCATCGAGCAACGGAGACACCCACAAGTACACAGTTAACACCGAGAACCCGGTCGTTGGATTCCGCAGCGAGAACGCTGGTCGCGATTTCGATCACTCCGTTCATCGCATTGACACAGTAACCCTCAAGATCATGGACTTCTCATGGATGGCTGATCTTGCTGTTGCTCGTCGATGGCGACAAGGTGGAGCTGCTGCCTACATCGCTCGTGAAGGAATGTACCACTTGCGTTCAGCTATGTTCAAGATGGAAAACCAGTTCATCAACGGACTTGGTGCTGACGCTGCTGGATACAACGGTCTAGCTGACAGTGCTTACCTAGACGCTCTTTCAGACGACATGGTTATCGACGCTGGTGGAACAACTGCTTCTACTGCTTCTTCTTGCTACTTGCTTCGAGTTAGCCCAAGCGAAGTTTGCAACGTCCACCACGGTGAAGGCGTTATGCTTGGCGACACCATCGTACAGAACTTTGTCGATGGCTCAAACAAGAACCTACCTGTTTACTACACCCCTGCTTCGGTTTGGGTTGCAGGACAGTTCGGTGCTAAGTATTCTGCTGCTCGTATTGTCAACTTGACAGACGATGCTGGTAAAGGCTTGACCGACGATCTTATCTATGACGCTCTTGAGCGATTCCCAGCAGGGATGCGACCGAACCTTGTTGTCACTAACAAGCGATGCCAAGAGCAGCTCCGTAAATCTCGTACAGCGACCAACGCAACTGGAGCCCCTGCTCCATTGGTTGACAGCGTTGTCGGAATTCCAATGATCACCACAGATGCTATCTCAAGCACTGAGGCTTTGGTTGCCTAATGACGAATCCCATCCGTAGAGCTTTCAATGCTCATCGGAAGGTTCACCAACAACTTTCAGGAGTCGAGATAACCATTACGAGGGGGCTTAACACCTCCTCGGTTATCACGGCTACTGTTGGTTTTACTGGCGAGACAAACTACGACGAGATGGGTATGGTGACCTACACCAAGCACAGAGATTACCTCATTGACCTTGCAGACTACGACTTAGGTAGTGGTGCTGTAGAGCCTCAACGTCACGACACAGTGACCGAGGTTATCAACGGTGTACCCGTTACGTTCGAAGTTGTTTCGGCTAACAACGATGCACCAGCTAACTATGATAACCGCGATAGGAATCTATGGCGAGTTCACACTAAGGAGGTGTAATATGGGCGTAGCAGTCGATCTGCTAGACGGCGTTGTAGCAAAGTTGAATGAAACTTCATTTGGCACAGCAACAGTTAGCCGAGGTTTCATAATCGAAGTCGCTCGAAAGGGTATGTCGACTCCTGAAATCTCAGTATGTCTTGACGGCAAAGAATCTTTCGAAATTGACCGAGGTAATGAATGCCTAAAATACACAGTTGCAGTTGGTCTGCACTACCCAACAACCTCTGAGGCTGATTTAGACCTCGGCATGGATATGTTGGAAGCTATTCAGGATTGGCTCTCCGATAGAAGTAACAGAGCTATAGTA